CCCCTGGAGGTCGGCAGGGCTTAGTATCCCCCATACCGGCGCCATCTCGGCGATCACGTTGCGGGCTATTAATAGCTGCTCCTGATGGTGTCGAAGAGTCAGGTCGTCCATGATCACCTCCAGTCATGGGTTACGTCGGCGGAGCTTTTGCGCCGCGGGCAACGAAAGCGCCACCGGAGCGGTTGGCTCGCGTGGCATCCTGAACGAAGCTGTTCGGGTCGTTACCCCCTGCCCCACCTATAGTGGGGAAGGTTTCCCGCAGGAATTTTGTCAGCGGATCGTCGTCGAGGGCGTGGGCCATCATCTCCTCCACGTCGGTGGAGTCAAAGCCCGGAATGAATCGCCATAGGAACTGCTTGGGGACTCCTAGCTGCTGGGCGATCTTGCCGTAGGCGTCGGCGGCCTGGGCTAGCGACCGGACCTCCACGTCCTGCCAAGATGTGCGTGCATCGAAATCAGCTGCTGCAGCTGCATCTCCTGCAACCGCTGCGGCCAGTCGCAGCATTCGGGCGTGGCTAACTCCCATGGAGGTTTGCTTCTCCAGGAGCTTCTGGGTTGTTTGGGCGCGAGACGCAGCGAGAGCTTCAGCAGAAACATTGATGACTTTGCCCGTAAACAGGTGAGAGGGCAGCTGCTCCATGGAGGCAAGGGCTTCCACATCGCTTTCGTGGGCGGCGATGAACGGCGCCATGTTGGTTTCGTCCAGGGTGCCGAACTTCACGTTCGGGTCGGCGGAGACCAGCATGTCTTCCTGGGCCAGCTTGCGCTTGTCGGCCTCGCGGTCCATATCCGTCTCGGCCTGCTCCAGGCCGGTGGCGGTACGCACCTTCCACGAGTTGAAATGCTGCACCAGCATCCGGTCGTAGTCGGTTTTGTCGATCCGGGCGGCCACCGCGATGACGGGTTCCACGTCCCCCACGCATCGGCCGTCCAGGTCCATCTGATTCACGTAGCGGACTACCGGACAGGCCCCGATGTTGTGGTCAGTGGTCCCGGTGTAGACGAATTGGCTATTCTGCTTGGCGTTGTGGTACTCGTGATACACCTGGTCGGTGTAGAGCCGCCAGGTTTGATTGTCGGGCATGAGTTCCAACGCCATTTGGGGGAACTCGTCGGAGATCGGGTCATCGTAGAGGGCGAACATCCTACGGGGGTGCACACCCCGCAAGATGGGCATAGACCGCCCCAGGAAGTCTTCTCCGGGCAGAACGCGCACGTAGGAGTATCCATAGCCGATCGCAGCGCGGTGTACCCCGATTTGGTGGGCCTGGAAGTTATTCGCCGTCCACGCCTTCCACGGGGAGGCGTTCTCCTTCGATCCCGGGGAACGATAACCATCCACGTACATGGCCTGGGCGTAGATCGACACCGCCAATCCCAACCACGGGGAACGGGACAGCTCCAGGAGGGCTTTCTTCTCCAATTGACGGTGGCCGACCTTCTGGCAATAGGGCTGCTTGCCCTCCATCCAGAGGCCGATCTTCTTGAGGCGCTGCTCCTCGAACCGCCACAGCGGGTACAGCTTGTCGCTGATGTACTCCCCCAAGGCTTTGCCCGATTCGGAGTTCGGGTCGGGGATCTCCTGGTCGTAGTTGGAGTCGATCGGGTCGTAATACAGGGAATATGGTGGTGGTTCTACTGCGAACGGCATTTACCAGATCCGCCCTCCGATAGGGGCCCCAACGTGATGGGGGACAGGGATTTGGGCCTCGTCGGCATAGAATTTCGACATTCCGTAGTACGCGTAGCAGCAGGCCACAATGGGGGTGATATCGGCGCCGCTCATGTCCTTGCGGGCGAATCCCCATGCGGGGCTCTCGCTCGCCCCCTCCTTGGAGCCGATGTTGTAGCGGGTGGCGTTACCCAGCGCCTTCTCCAGGAGCGGGTCGTTGAGGTGCACCAGGGTCTTATGGGTGACTGCCTCGGAGAACTCTCCGGTAGCCCGGCCGATGTCGGCGGAGCCCAGGACGATGAGGTCAGCGCCGGCCTGGAGCAGTGGGGCGATCAGCGCCCCGGGCGCTCCGCCGCCCTGGATGGCGACCTTGACCGGCGGCTGGGAGGACATCAGGAGTTTCTTGACGAAATCCACCACCCAGTCGGTGCCGTGACCGGTGTGAACAGCCTCAACCTGACGTCGACCGTCAGAGGCGATACCACACATGGCCACCGTGGCGGAATCGCGGTAGGGGGCTACATCCACCGCGGCGATGAGGTCGTCGCCGGTGACCAGCGAGTCTTCGTCTTTGCAGTCCTTCCAGGCGTCCAGCGGAATAACGTCGGCAACGGAGGGGTCGGCCCATAGGCCGAGGCGTTCACGTTTGAACTCCTTGCCCCACTGCCCCTGATTGCCCTCGGTTTCGATGAAATCCTGTGACAGGCGGATGCCCAGGGCGGGGTTCGCCAGCGCCCACTGAGCGGGATCTTTCGGATCACAGCCGTCGTCGGCTTTCCATTCCCAAAGGGCCACCCGGGGATCGCGACGCAGAGCGCGATCACGTAGATCCAGTAGAACCTGACTGTCCTCACGACCAGTCGAGCTGCAATACAGGATGAACGGATTGACCATCGCGGACGTTGCGTGCAACGCGGCGGCCATCACCTCGGGGGTCAGTGCATAGGCTTCGTCGAGGACAAGAACATCGATCGAGAAGCCACGAAGGGAGTCGGGCCCGCGGGCCTGGTAGAGAAGTCGCCCGCCGGAGGTCAGCTCTATCCCGACGTTGTCGTTTCCCGACCTGAATTTCGAGACCATAGCGGCCAGGTCGGGGCAGGACTTGACTCGCGCGCATTGGCGCAGGAAACTTTCCTTAGCCGTAGCAAACATCTGTGCTTGATGAATGATGAGTTTCTCACCGAGCATGAAGAGTCCGACCAGCTCACGGGCCTCCGCAACCACCGTTTTGCCCTGTTGCCGGCTTACCAGCAAACATCCCTCGGTGGCCGCCCACTTACCCCGGTGATCAATGTTGAGGGATTCGCGCAGGACTAGCTCCTGCCACTCATCGAGGTGAATGCCACACAATTTCAGGAACTGGACGGCGTCGTCCCCCATGGTGGAGACATACATCGGCACGATGTGGTTCGACGGCGTCTGAGCCCCGCGTAGCCCACCGGTGAGTCGCGCCGCCTCCGGGACGGCGATCTCGGTGGGTTTCCGGGAAACCTTCTTCTTTTCCTCAGCCACTACGTTCTTCCAGCCACTTTGTCAGTGCCGACTTCTCCCCTGCGGACTTCACCGAGGCCTTCGCCAGCCCCAGCTGGGCCAATAAGGTCTTGAGGGCGAGTTGCTGCTGCCGGCCCTCGCTCAATAGGCCGTCCACGACGACTTTCACGGTGATTTTCTTGTCCCCGTGGTGGCCGGTGATCACCTCGATTTCGTCATCGATGCGCAGCCAGTCCCTGCCCTTGCCGTTCAGGGCGTCACTTAGCCGATCTAACCTATCTAGAACGCGGCAAGCCTCTCCGAGCACCACAAAGCCCGAGGGGTCAAGGTCGACCGCCCCGGTAACGTCGTTCCAGAACTGCAGGCCGCGGGCCCGCAGGTCCTCGGGTGGGGTTATTCGGCGTCCTTCACAGGCGCGGGCTTGATCTTGAGGGCCGGCTTAGGGGCCGGCTTGGGTGCCGGCTTAGCCTTCTTGGGCTCTTCTACCTCGACGACCGGTGGATTGACCACTTCAGCGAGGTGATCCGCCCAGGATGGGCCCTCCCACCCGCATAGGCAGGACTCAACCCCGCTACTAAAGCCCCGGAAGATGTGTTCGCTCAAAATCCCCGGCGCCGCTTCGGTGGTAATCACCACATCGGGGTAATCGGACTGCTTATATGTTTCATGTGACCGGAAAAGGGTCGACTGGCTGAACTTGTCAAAATCAAAGTTTGTCATTGGCTTCCAAAGTTTGTCGTAATGCCCTTGAGGTGCTCCCGAGAGGCGAAAACTGGCTAAAATCAACCACTCTCACTGGTTAGTGTCGATTGGTGCGATTTCCCCCATGTATGTGTCCAGGAGGCGATGTATGGCTTCTGTCCACACCTTTTCGACGACCGCATTCCCGGCAGCACGTGCCGCCAACTGCTCTTTGCGGGCAGTTTTAATGCGATCTGCTGTCGACTCCAAGGAAAATCCCTTTCCTCCCCCTAATAGTACCATTAGGACGTCTAATTACTGTTGATCAGTGAGTAAACGTGCAGCTGGGAACCCGCTGAGCATCGCTGGGGGCTCACTGGGAGATTTAGGTCACTCCTATTGACAAAACCCCGAAAACCCCTACCGTTAAGGTTGTAACCACTAAAGAAAGGGGCCACCATGGCGCAGCGACTTGTGGACGACCTCGACAACACGCAGTTCGCCGATAAGACGATCAGCTTCTGCCTTGATTCGACGATCTACGACGTAGATCTCTGTGAAGC